GTTTGCCGTAGGACCTTGATCAACATGATCAGAGGGTGTCGTTGCCGCGGCTGAAGGACTCAGGATGACGGACGGCAATGTCCACATCCTGCATGGCCACCACACGCACAGTGCCGGAGGTGCTGTTGGTGTAGGGGTCCACCATGATGTCCAGGCCGGAGAAGTAGCCGATGATCAAGTCGGCGAAGTTGCCGAACCACAGATCGCCAGAGGCAACTTGATTGGACAGCACACCGCGGTAGCCGTTCACCTCGCCGTTCTCCATGATGAAGATGCCGGAGCCGGCGTCCTTCTTCGTGGTCTTGAGGTTGCCGCGCATAGCAGCGTTCATCAGGTAGACGGGGCTACCCAGCAGAGCGTTGGCGGTAGCCACATCGCTCTCCAGTGCCACCACCTCAGAGAAGGTAGGAGCAGCAGCAGCAAAGTCTTCGGTGCCGATGCCGGTGGTGTTCTTCAGACCCAGAGGCTCGCTGGAGGAACCAGTGCCGTACAGACCGGCGTAGTCGATCTTGAGGGCGATCACACGAGCCAGATCGCTGCGCACCATGTTCTCCACATCGATGGAGGACTGGATCATCAGGCGACGGCTGTAGTCGGTATAAGCAGCCACGGTGCGAGGGGTCAGGCTCACCTGATCCACGGTCTGCTGGCTCTCGGTAGGAGCACCAGACTCAGCCACCCAGTAAGCGGTAGCAGCGCCGGACTGGCGGGGGATAGCGACGTTGCCGGTCAGGCCGGTCAGCACGGTGGCGCCAGCTTGATCCAGGGCAGAAGCGTTGCGGAGCAGGTCGATGAACGAACCGGCATCCAACTCGGTAGCAACCAGGTTGCCGCCGGCGGTAGCAGCACCGACGTTCAGGTCACGACGCAGCACATCCTGGGGGATGGTGATGCCACGGGGCTGGCGGCCGAGCTTGGCAGCAGCAGCCTCGGAAGCCTCGATCTCAAACGCAGCAGCCTCACGGGCAGCGCGATCGGTCGGGTTGGCGAGGTAGTTGATGGCACGAAGGAAGGAGAAGTTGCGGCTCTCCTTTTCGTTCAGACCGATTTCGGCGGCCGTCATAATCACAGGCTCCTGATGGATGTCGAGTTTGTCGAGGACAGCAGCACGAGCCTCGTCGATGGACCGACCAGATTCGATGAGCTGACGGCCGAGGTCGGCCATGCCGTGCTTGTCGCAGAGGGCACTGATGTCCGAGATGCGGGCGCGCTCAGCCTCAGCGGCTTCGGCACGCACCACGGCCAGATCGGGGGTGGTGTTTTCCATTGAAGGAATGGGATCGGGTGTTGGTGCTGCCGAAGCAGCAGTGTCTTCCGTTAGAGATCGGCCAATCCCGACACCGGGGTCAGCCGGCACCGAGACAACGCTGATCTCATAGGGAGACCAGGCAGTTGCAACATAGTCACCACTGCCACGCTCCTCCATTTTGTCGATGGAGTAGCCAAAGGAGACATTCCGAAGAACGCCATCCTTCACATCACTCAGGATCTCCTGAGCGAATGGGTTGCGGCTGAACCGCACACGCGCATAACCTCGGCGCTTATTGCCGTCGATATACGCGCGCTCCACCACACCGATCACGCGATCGGGGTTGTGGTTGAACAACAGCGGAGCGCCATCGTTCAGGCGACTCAGATCAGCCGCCTTGCCTTCATGGCTCAGGATCTCGTTGCCGAAGTACCGAGCCACTGGATATTCAGAGCTGAAGGGAAACTCATAGATCCGTTCCTCCACCTCATCAAACGCAGTCATCTCGCTGCGCTGGTACTTGCCAGTCAGGCTCCGCAGTGCCGCGATCTTGGTGAGCGTCGAGAACTTATGGCCGACCAGCGTTTCGGTTGCCTCCCAGCCTTCATCGCCTTCGCGGTAGATGCGGATCAGAGCAGCAGGATCCTCGGCGCTTGCCTCAATGCTGAACTCGGTGTCGGGTACGCCCAGCGTGCCCTCGCGCATCACATGCTCGATCCGACCGCGCGCAGTGCCGCCGCTTGAATCCCATTGCACGAAGTCGCCCTCGCTCAGTGCATCAGCAGCAGCACGCTGGCCTTCACCATCGCCCGTGGCTTCCTCGAACTCGATCGGATCAAAGTCATGCTCAGCCAACCACGCCCGTGCCTCAGCCGGCGTGAACTGCGAGCTACGGAACCGGATCGCCTGAATCTCAGACGTTCCTTCTTTGATCCCGTAGATAAAGTCAATGCCTGAGCCGCCCGCATCGTTCTCTCGACGCAACGAGTCATATTGATCGGGATCAGTCAACCGAGCAGCATGTTCGTTCGGATAGGGGCGCTCTAAGTCCACGGCGCTTCTTTCTTGTAATGCCTTGATTCTATCGGCCTTTGATGTAGCCCATCCTTGGCCAGCATCTCCGCCCCATGCTGCCCATGCCACACGCCCCGGTGACGGATAGCCATCCTCACCCGGACTGAATCCTTCGCCCTGCTTGTCCACCTCATGCCGGGCGAACCATGCCGCCATTGTGATCACCGTGTCGGCGCTCAGCTCATCACCGCCAAGGATCTGCCCAGCTCGCGTAGCTGCCACCTCAGTGCCGCCATCGCGCCCTTCAGCTTTCCAATCCCGGTAGCGCTGCGCCTCCTCCTTCATGCCATCCGTGGGCATCAGGTCGATCTCCTGCCCCTCGATCGTTGCCATCAATCCTCAGGCGCCTCGGCCGGATCCTCGAGCACACTCAGCTCCTCGTACTCCTCCTCCTCAACTGGCGCCTCCGTCTCCTCGAACGCTGGCGTCGCGCCCATCGGCATAGCAGCCTGCACCGCACCACCCTCGGTCACCTCGCTCGGGTCGGTGTCGGTCACAATGTCCAGCTCATCGAGCATCGCCAGCTCCGCCTGACGCGCCACCAGCACATCCTCAAGGTCGCCGCCCTGCTCAGCAATCACCTGGCCAAGCGTCTTGAAGCCACACCGCACCGCCGTCTTGTAAGCATCCACCTCCTTCTGCGGATCCACCCAGTCCCAGCTACGCGGCACCCAGCGGCTAGCACGATATCGATCAGGGTTGCTCTCGTACCCAGGCAGGCTCAACGCACCACTCAGCACCGCCATCTCAAGCCAAGCATCGAACACCGGCTGATGGAAGTTCTCGATCATGTACCGCTGCAACACGCGGAAAGTATCCCGCTCATCCAGCAGGCTCAGCCGGCTGCTGCTGTAGTTGCTCTCTGAGAAGTTCTTGCTGATGCTCTCGAAGCTGACGCCCACACCAGCCGCCACCGCACGCAGCATCGACCTGGTGAAAGGCTCAAGCTGGCCATCAGGTGCGTTCAGGTCTGGCACCGTCACGCTCTCGCCCGGCTGCAGATACTTGAACACGCCCGGCTGGAACTCACTGACGCGCTCGCCTTCATACACCTCATCGCCCACCAGCTCGCCCTCGGGACTGCTGATGAATCCCATCAGTGCGCTGCTCGCCCGAGCGCGCACCACCTCCGCCTCCTCATAGCCCTGCAGCATGTGGAGCCGCATCAGCGCCGAGGCGAACCATGTCACGCCTCTGGTCTGGCCAGGCCGCTCCGGGATGAACAGATGGATCACCTCATCAGCAGGCACCCGGATCCGCCGGCCATTCGTCCGAGCATTGCCCGCATAGGTATCGCCTGGATGGTTGGCATAGAAGTGATACGCCTGCGGCCGCAGGTACTGATCCACCTCGATGCCCATCCGCACCGTGTTGCCATCCCTGGCCTGCGGCACATCATCATCAATCAGGTAATCCGCCTCGAGCACCTGCAGCGCAAACGGCACCCGGCTATCGCCGAACGGCCGCTTAATCATGCGGATGAACACCTCGCCCGATTCCGCCAAGCTGCGCACCAGCAGGCGCTCCATATCGTGGAAGCCGAGCAGACCGCTCACATCACAGCGGCTCTTGTGCATCCACCGCTCCCATTCCTCATGGATGCGGCCGTTCACCGTCTCATCCAGCCGCCCGCCGCGCTGCATCCGCACCTGTCCCTGATGCCGGATGCCATGGCCGATCACATTGTTCTGGATTGATCGGACCGCCTGCCGCGCATAGTCGTTATCGCGGCACAACTGCCTCGCCCGATTACGCAGGCTCTTGAAGCTCGACTTGATCTCGCTATCAGCGCTGGTGCCACTGGTCACCCAGTCAGCCGTCAACCGGCTAACGCGCGCGCCCTGATACGCACGCTGCCGCGGCCGTACTGGCTCGAACCCCATCGCCCTAAACAGTCGAGTCCTCAGTCCCATCTCAGAACCTCACGAACAGATTGTGGGGGTTGCCCAGGCCGTTGGCGATCAAGTCCGCCATCTGCTCGCGCTTCACCTCAGCCTTCAGTTTGCTCTCTAATTCCAACAAGTCCTTCATGTCGTACTTGCTGAGGCTTCGGTTGCCGATCGTGTATTGCCTGACCACCCCGCCGGAGACGATCGCGCGGATCGCCGCCTGCACTGCATCAAGATCAATCTGAGCCTGGCTTCTTCCATCCAATGCACCAGGCGCGCCGGTGTAGCTCAGCGCTCGCAGCACCGTCAGTTGGCCGCTGCCCAGCGTGATCGTGCTACCAGTCTTGGTCGCAACCGCCTGCCAATACCAAGTGCCAGCATCGAACCCAGCGCTGGTGGCCGCGGCAATGCTGAACTCCCAGCCGGTCCCGTACGCAGTGCCGACCACGGTCGCGCCTTCGCTAGCAGCGTTGAACCGCAGGTAGTAGGTCAGCGTGTAGGCAGCACTGCTCACAGCATTGCCCAGGTTGTCCACGCCCTCAACGTCTCGCCACTGGATCGTGTCGCCTGCTCTGATCTCGCTCGGGATGTTCACGGCCTACCAGTTGCTCACGAATCCGGGACCAGCCGCAGGCGCAGGCTGCTTCCTTGATCTTAGCGGTGTCTTCTTCCCTTCTTCCAACTGCTGCGCTAACTGCTGCCACATCGTCGCCTGATTCATCCGCCTGCCATAAATCAACAACGCCGCATAGCCATAAACCGCACAATCCAGCGCCTCATTTCGATCGCCCGACTTCTTCACCCACTCCCTGATCGGAAACCCTCGGTGATACCGCAGCGCCTGCCGTTCACTGGTCAACTGCCGGAAGTATTCCTCATCAGCAGCCATCCCGAAGTTCAAGCTGCCACCCGCTTCGTTATGCCGCAGCCTCCCGAACAGCGTCGTCTTGATCGTGTCCGTTCCCAACTGGTACAGCGTCACGCCTTTCTTCAGCACCTTCCCGCGCCAGTTCACATCCACCTTGCTGCCCTTACCAACCGCCGGACTGTTGCGCCGGCTGCTGCCCTTGATCGCCACCACACCCTGCCGCACACGCTCGCGCACATAGTTGTAGACCTCATGCGTGCAGTGGCCGCCAGAGTCAATCGCCATCTGCGCGATCTTCAGCTCCTTCCCGCAAGCTGTCGCCCAGCCGGTGGCCAGCACATGATCCAACTGCTTCCAGACCTCAAGCTGCGTCGGGTCACCCATCAGCTCCTGATGCCACACCAGCCAGCCAGTCTCCCCCTCGCCCCATCCCCACACGCTCACCGCTAGTCGGTTGTCCTGCACGTCCACCCCAGCCGTGAGTAGCACCACCCCATCGGGACATGTGCCCGGTTCATACGCCAGCCGCTTGGCCATCAGACCTTCAGCGTTCACCGCCGCCGCATAGTCCTCCTCCCATGTCTCGGCCAGCCTGGTGTTCACAAACGCCTTCAGCGCTGGACCGTCGCCCTTCGCCCGCAGGAAGTCATCAACCAACTGCTCCCAACTGCACCATCCCAGCGGGCTATACAGACCCGATAGATGGAAGCCAGCAGTCTTGCCATCGCTTGGTGCCGTCGCTCGCCACTCACCAGCAGCCAGCATCCGCGGCTTATGCACCTCCTCAAATCGCTCGCCGCATTTCTCGCACTCATACCGAGCCGTAGCCGGCCTGCCCTCCTCCCATTTCAACCTTGACCACTGCAGCCATTGCATCTCGCCGCAGCTCGGGCACGGCACATAAAACCGCCGCTGGTCGCTGCGCTGATACTCCGCCTCGATCCGGCTGAAGTCCTTCACGGTCGGCGTGCTGGTCAGCAGGATCTTCCGCCGCGCGAACGTGGTAGTCCTTCGCTCCGCCAGCGCCACCGGATCACCCTCGCCATCTACATCGCTTGGGAAGGCATCAATCTCATCAGCGAACAGATACCGGCACGGCGCTGAGCGCAATCCCGTCGCGCTGTTGGCTCCGGTCAACAGCAGGATGCCGCCCTGATATTCCTTGCTGAACATCGTGTTGCCCGAGTCGCGGCTCCTGGCTGGTGCGATCTTCTCCGCTAAACAAGGCGTTTCGCTAATCAAACTTTCCAGCCGTTGCTTGCTCAAGCGCTTCGCCATCTCCACCGTCGGCTGCACGCACAACATCGGACCAGGCGCATGGTCGATCACATAACCCAGCCAGTTGCTGCCCGCTTCCGTCTTGCCCGTCTGCGCCGCGAACATCATCACCACCCGCTGCACTGAGCTGCTGCTGCTCAAGCAGTCCATCGGCTCCCGCAAGTAAGGAGTCCTTGCCGTTCGCCACGGTCCAGGCTCCGCGCTGGCCTTGCTGCTCAACCGCCGATAGCGGTCCGCCCACTGGCTAACCGTCAGCGGATCCTCAGGCCGTAGCCCCTCCATGAAGCCAGCGCGCCACGGACTAGCCATCGGCCAACTCCACCAACGCAGCACGGTGTTCCTCGCTGAGCACCTGATGGATGCGAGCTGGATCCGTCTCGCCAGCAAGCTGATGGCTCAGCCGATCCGCCAAGTTCGCCAGCGCCTCACGCACGCTCCGCCCCATCGCATAGGCCTCCTTCTTCACATCCACCGCAGGCACCAGCTCGCGCCGCTTCAGGTCCACCTCCAGCTTCGCTAGCTCCGCTTGGTAGTGCTCACGCCGCGCGCGGCTTTCGTTCAGCTCCGGGATCTCATCATCCGGCAGTGCCTGCAGCCGTTGCCGTAGTTCCTTCGGTGTTTGTGGTTCAACTGGATCCGCCTCACTCACTCGAGCGTTGTGCGTCTTCTTCGTGTTCCGGTTCCACAGCTCCAACGCCATGTCGCGATCCAGCCATCGCTTGCCGTCTTTCTCCACCACAGCAGCCGCGATCCGTTTTGTCCTGATCGCAGCCGTGATCGCCGCCTTCGAGCAACCCTTAATTGCCGCAAACTCTGAGAAAGTGACCAGCACGCAGTCCTGTTAAGCGTTAACGTTGTTTAACTAATCCTATTTAACTACTGAACTGGCGGGGATGCTCTGCTCCGAATCTCAAGCTGAGACTTGTTTGATACCGCAGAGCGCTGGCGCTAGCTCTTTTGCGAGGTGTGAATAGACC